GGGATTAGTTATTTGATGGCACCCGATACATATTTCTTCAGATTTGAAGCTGCTAGTTTTTTACCATTATTAATTATATCCTTGATATTTTTTTTATCGAAATTATTTCTATTTATGTGAAATTTGTTTAACCCCTGTAAAATTATAGAAGGCTAAAAATAGCTTTGATCAATTTTTTCCTAATTAAAATGCAATGGTTCCAGAACCACTTGTAAATTTGTAAACTTTATATCCTGCTCTTGATGCGGTATCTGGCGTTGTATTTCCTCCGCTACCATTACAAATCAATCCAGCTCCAACACTAGTTAAATTAGGGAAAGAACTAGGGTAAGCAATAATAATCACGCCAGAGCCGCCATTCCATCCGTTACTTGCTGATGCAGCTTTATATGAACCACCGCCTCCAACACCTAAGTTGACTGGCATATTTCCACCAGCATTTGTATAATTTGATTCTGGATTAGATATTGTTTTTGAATAGTAACCTTGTCCACCGGTTCCATATACCGTAGCAGTACCAGTAATAGAGCTGGATTTTCCAGCTCCTCCTAGACCGCCGCCAGCACCCGCAAACTCACCAGTATCATAACCAGATACACTAGTACCAACAGCACTTGTTCCTGCTCCCCCGCCGCCAGCACCAGCCCAACCAGTTGAAAATGATGCAGTACCGCCAGCATTACCTTGTCCAGATGTAGCAGTACCGCCAGATCTAGGAGTTGCATCAGCACTATTTGAAGCACCACCACCAGAGCCGCCCGGTCCGCCAGCATTAGCTGTACCAGCTCCGTATCCACCACCGTATGCTATAAATGAATCAATATATGAATTAGAACCAACAGTAGCATTTGACGCAGTTTGTTGCCCAAAAGGACCACCAGCACCAATGCTTAAACTATAAGAACCGCTAGGAGCAGCTATTGTTCCCTCTAAATACCCGCCAGCTCCACCACCTCCCCCGCTACCCCCGCCGCCGCCGCCAAGAATTAAATATTCGGCGATAAATGGTGCTGAACCACCCATTGCTTGCATCAATTTAGTAAAAGCAAACATACTTACCTCTTATGGTGTGTAATTTTGAACAAAATTTCCATACCAATTTGTTCCGTCAGCCGTAAATGTCAGAATATCCATCTTGCCAGCCGTAGCGGTAATAGTCGGAGCAGTACCGCCAGAGAACTTCACACCAGTAAACGTAGCAGTACCGTTACCAGTCGATGCAGCTTGCTTTAACAATAAGATGAATGACTTACCAGCAGTCGCAGTAGGCATAGTGAACGTACAAGCAGTAGAAGCTGTTAACGTAGCTGTCTGAACTGTGCCGTTAGTCAATGATAATGTGCTTGCTGAAGTTACTGTGCCGATAGACACTACGCCTTCGGTATAGTTATTAACCGTTGGGTTAGTCAATGTAGAACTAGTAGCAGTAAGAGCACTAATAGAAGCACTTGTTGAAGTTAAAACAGGTATAGACGCACTTGTCGCAGTTAAAACACTAATAGACGAACTTGTAACAGTTGAGCTAATTACAGTTAAAGCACTAATAGAAGCACTTGTTAATGTGATAATTGAAGCACTACCACCTGATTGAATCTTATCTGAATTAAGATTCGTAAAGTTAGCATCAACCTCAACATAACTAAGCGCAGAACCTTTGCCAGTTCTCGTAACGATAGTAGACATAATTTACCCCTTACGCCAAAGTTACGGTTAGATTCGTTGCAGTTACTTTAAATATATCACCAGTAGATATAGTCTTACTTGTATCTAATGCTGTGTGATAAAGCAAATTACCTGCTGTAACCGCATCACGAATACCTACATGAGTAATAGTTCCCCATGTATTTGTACATTGCGGATATTCGATTGCAGAGCTATTAGAAGTCGCACCACCAGACGGAGCACTAAACGTAATAGCCTGACGTACATACGAGCCACCTGTGACCTCAGTACCAGTATCGGCATCTGTAGGATCATTGGTGTATAAAGCTAAGAAAGTAGTAGTCGGTGCGGTATAACTCGTAGCACGTAACGTACCGTTAATTAGCGCATTTTCAAGATAGTTACTTATTTCAGCCATGATTTACCTCACACTCATTGACATAGGTTGACCACCGTATTCACCATTCTGGTCGGCAGTAGAAATTGCTGTAATGCTACGATCATACAAAGCAGCCCACGTTTGAAGTCGTGCATCATTCATCAAATACGGTTCAGCTTCGCCTAACGCCGCATACAGCAAAGCGTCAGGATAATTGGTTAAAAATACGTTAACAATATTAGTATCAGATAGATACGCAGGTTTCCCATAATATAACATTTGTATACTGTAAACGCTATCAGGTATAGGAGCGAATTGAATCTCTGAAGCTAGAATAGTGTAGTTCACCGGAGCACCTGAATCAGTAGTCCTAGCCGTAGCGTAAAAAGAATTAGGTGAAAGGTACGTTACTGACGTTACTGGATTAGTACGCAGATGTACGTCACGCATCTCTAGGAAGTCCGTAGGCAAGCCGACAGTCTCAGTACCACTTGTGGTATCAGCACGAGCCACAATGAGCATCTGGCGAGTTCTAAGGTCTCTACGGAGCCGTTCCTCAGCCAATTGGATAAAGTCCGGTATCTGTGAAGTCAGATCACTACGACCTAAGTAACTCGCTATCGTAGATTTTAACGAACTGTAATCCGTCATAACTATTTCCCTGAGTTGTGTCTCTCCACAGCACCATCTTCTACATCATCCCATCGATACTCATACGTACCAATGTGACCAATATGCATAGACAGACTGTGATCTACATACGTCTGGAATCCACTATCTTGAGCCTTGACGCAGAAATGTACATCTTCGCCAATAATGCCTTTAGTGCCCCAGCCTACGTCATACCACGGCTTCTTAGTAGCCTCGAATACATCTTTATGTATCATTACTACGCCACCACCAACAGCCGTACAAGCCTCAATACCTTCTTTACCTTTAGAGTCTATTTTATGCCAAGCGTGACTAATAATCTTGCCATTTTCATCTTTATCTAGCTCTAAATTCAATGCTGTCGGTAGCGTAGGCTTACGTCTAGTTACTGCATTAACTCCACATATCGGTACATTCCTACTTAACAATATCTCTATCGTATCGCTAGGAAACCGCATATCTGAATCAATAAACAGAATGTAGTCACAGCCATCAGCTAACGCAGCCTCAACCAGCTTTTCTCTCTGGTCAAATATCAGCGTTCCTGCCATTGTGTATAACTTCAGCCCATTTTCTCCAGAACCACATCGAAACTTAGAATCTCTACCGACCATCTTCGCAAAATCAAACGCAAAGCCAGTATGAACCTCATCCCTTGCTGGAACACATACGCCAACTGTTATACCCATTAGATGTTACCCCTATAGACTTTCCATTGTGCATTATCGGAATCATTGAGCCACTTAGCAAACGCTACATCGTCAAGAATAGTGAAGCCTCTCATAACTCCCTTTTTATTTAAGTCATCAATGACCGTAAAAGGTATCCGAGCTACGTGGTGCAATTCGTTAACGTGTCCTAGTCTTGCCTTGTCTGCCTCTCTGATATGGTTGTTACTTTCTAATATCTCAGTAACATCCTGTTTAGTCTCGATGATAATACCGCCATCACCGTCCGCATGTACAACCTGTTGTCTATAGTCCATAAGTCCTCGTAAATGCCCCCAATCCGAAGATCAGGGGCTATTCAATTACAGAGACATATCCAAGTCAGCAACGATACCGTGAGCGGCTTCGTTCTTAACTTCCAATGTGCACTCAACCAAAATCTGAGTCTTGTCAGCATCACCAGCTTTTGCAAGCTCGTTAGTCTGGAATGGACGCAGATAAGCAATTGCAGCGTACTCAGGATCAAGTACCAAAGCATCGCGTGTACGCATGAAACGGTTAGGAACAACGCTCATTGAACCGAAGTCCGACAAGTAAACGTCAGCAGCACCAACGATAGTAGCTTGACCAACAGAGCCACCACCACCAGCATTGACGTTATAACGATAAGCAGACAGACCTGTGAAGCTCGATACTTTCTGTTTACCAGTAGCACCAACCATCAGAATCTTAGGTACGCCACCCGAAGCAAATACTTCAGCAACGACTGTTTTCAGCAGAGCTTCAGTAAATGTACGTGTGTTACCGTCTGTACGAGTCGATACGCCAATTGTCGTAGGATCGCCACCGTTAGTCTGAACTGCCGAGTTGGTCTTGATCCACGACAGCAACGAACCCATCTTACGAGCAGTAGAGTTAGTTGTGCCAGTAGCACGACCTTGATTAGCCAACAGAATGGTTTCTAAGTCACGCTTGAGTTCGTTAGAAGCCTTAGCCAATTGATAAGCCTTCTCAGACTTACGACCAGCTTTGTTAACTGTGTCCAGAGTGCCAGATACTTTGATAGTCTTTTGCAGAATCTGAGTGTAGTTACCCAAGCGAGTTGTTGGTGACAAAGTAGCGTCAGATGCGTCAGCACCCTCAACAGCAGCGTTATTTGTAGTAGCGGCTGCAAGAGAGTCGGTCTGCCACTCGTGGTAAACAGCCGTAGCCTTAGTCTTGCCGATAGAACTCATGAATGGAGTTTCAGTCGGGCTGATGTCGTAAATGATGTCGGTCAAATCTTCACGCTGACCGATTGCGTCATAAGCATTATAAATAGCCATGATTTAATCCTTTATAAAAATCGTTCAAATACACTTGCCGCATCACGGATACTTCCGCTTGATCTAGCTCGTGCCTTTAGTTTCTTAATTTCTTCAGCATTACTATCTCTAGGTTTGCTTACGCCTGACTTAATCGCTTTAGGAGCCTCATTCACCTTCTTGGTGATAGCTGGCTTACTTGCGACTAACTTGTCGTACTGCATCGCTTTATACAGAGTTAGTACCGCACGACTATCATAGACAGCCGCTAATTCATTATCTGAGAATCCTAACTGCTTGCCAAAAGCACGAATATCATTTCTGATAGCCTCACCCTTAGCAGGATCAGTAAACTCAGGGATAAAGCTAGACAATTTCTGCATTTCCTCAGCCACTACTGACTGCATCTGCACTTGTCTATCTTGCTCCTGTTGCTGATTGATTCGATGTCTCTCAGCTTGTACAGCAGCTAGTTGCTTATCT